CAGACTGCTAAGTCCCTACTCTTTGAATTTAATGATTCAACCTCTAGAGCAAACTTCACCAACGCTGTAGAACCATTCCTCAGAAACATCCAGGCAAGAAGAGGCGTTCAAGACTTCCTTGTTAAGTGTGATTCCGAGAACAACTCTGATGATTCGGTAGATAGAGGCGAACTCTATGCTGAAATTTATATCAAACCAACTCGTACTATCAACTACATCACCCTAACGTTCGTTGCAACGAAGAGTGGCGTAAGTTTTGAAGAAGTCGCATCGTAATTTTCTCGTAAATATTTTAACCTAAAAGGAGGAACCTTCCAATGGCATTATCACCAGGACAATCACGCGCTACAATTTCCAACTTTATGGGTGGGGTCCAGCAGGACTTCGCCCGCCCCAATCTGTTCCAAGTTGACATCGACTTCCCTGGCAACTTGGGCGACAGAATTGGTCTTAAGAATGGTGCTGATCTTCAGAAACTTGGCACTCTAACCGTTAAGGCAACCACTCTTCCTGCATCGACAATCGGTGTAGTTGAGGTTCCTTTCCGTGGCAGAATGCTCAAGATTGCTGGCGACAGAACCTTTGAACCCTGGTCATTCACAATCCAGAATGACACCTTCCATCAACTACGTTCTTCTTTCCTTCAGTGGATGGAAGCAATCCAAATCCACGAAGAGAACGCAACCAGAATTGAGTGGGGTACTGATTCATCTCAGCCTAACTACCTCAACTACATGGCGAACATGAGAGTTTCTCAACTCGACCGTAGAGGTAATGTCATTCAGACTTATCTGATGGCAGACTGCTGGCCCTCAAACGTTTCCGCAATCGATCTAGACTTCGGTTCTAATGATGCGATTGAAGAGTTTACTGTTGAGTGGCAGGTCCAATACTGGTATGCTGCTGGTCAAGATCTACAGCATGACGTTAACCCAGATAAACCCACGCCAGTTTACACCATCTGATAAACGTATAAATAGAGGAGGATCACTCTTCAGGTTTATACAATGGCGCAATTATTTGGATATTCAATTGAAAGAGCTAAGAAGGTCCCTAAGGGGCCTTCTTTTGTTCAGAAGGATAACCAAGACGGGGCAACTCCAGTAGTTGCTGGCGGTCATTACGGGTACTATGTTGATATTGATGGGCAAGTCAAAAACGAGTGGGAATTAATTACTCGCTATCGCGATATGATTCTCCAACCCGAATGCGACTCTGCCGTCGATGATGTTGTAAACGAAGCAATTTGTGGCAACTATAACGACGTACCTGTTGAGATTAATCTCGAAAATCTGAAGGGTGTCTCGGAAAAGATCAAGAAACTCGTCAGAGAAAACTTTGATTATGTTCTAGAACTATTGGACTTTGAAAATAAGTCCTACGAGATTTTCCGCAGATGGTATGTTGACGGTAGGGTATTCTATCACAAAGTGATCGATCCTAAGAATCCCTCCGAAGGCATTATCGAACTGCGTTATGTGGATCCACGAAAGATCCGCAAAATTAAAGAGATCGATAATAAACCATCAAGAATGGAGGCACAGACTACTGGTGATCCATTCCTATCCAAGCAAGTAGAATATTATATCTACAATGCCAAAGGTTTGAAGGCAGGTGATACCAACGGTATCAAAATTGCTCCAGATGCTATTACATACTGCCACTCTGGAATCTTTGACATGAACAAAAACATGGTGCTTTCGCACCTACACAAGGCAATCAAAGCAGTGAATCAACTTCGCATGATCGAAGACTCACTAGTTATCTACAGATTGTCTCGTGCTCCAGAGCGTAGAATTTTCTACATTGATGTTGGTAATCTACCCAAGATTAAAGCAGAACAATATCTGCGCGAAGTCATGTCTCGCTATAGAAACAAGTTGGTGTATGACGCCAACACTGGCGAGATCAAAGATGACAAGAAGTTCATGTCAATGCTTGAGGACTTCTGGTTGCCTCGTAGAGAAGGTGGTCGCGGAACCGAAATCACCACCCTACCTGGCGGTCAGAATCTAGGCGAACTGGAAGACGTTAAGTATTTCCAGAAGAAACTATATAAGGCACTTAATGTTCCTTCCTCAAGACTAGAGACCGAAACAACTTTCAACATTGGAAGAACAACTGAGATTACGAGAGACGAACTCAAGTTCCAGAAATTTGTGAACCGTCTCCGCAAACGTTTCTCTGATTTGTTCCACGACATTCTTAAAACTCAATTGCTCCTAACTGGAGTGATGACGATTGAAGATTGGGAGCAAGTTAAGAATCACATTCAGTATGATTTTATTGCTGACAACTACTTCAATGAGTTGAAGCAAAACGAAATGATGACTGAGCGTCTCAACATTGTTGCTTCAATGGATCCTTACGTTGGCAAATACTTCTCGATCGAGCAGATCCGTAGACAAGTTCTCAAACAATCTGAGAGAGAATTTGCGGAGATCGATAAGCAGATCGAGCAAGAAATGGCAGACGGAAAGATCATGGATCCTATGGCAATGGAAGATCCAGCAGCAATGGATCCTGCTGCAGCAGGTGGTGAACTGCCTCCTGAGCAACCAGCAGCGGGCGCGGCAACATCCAATGAAGAGATTGATCCGCGTGATCTAAAAAGCGCAGAATTCTAAATAATAGTATTAACGGAGAATTATTATGTCTGGACAGGTATTTGATGCAATTTTTGCTAAAGATAATGCAGCTACCTTGGATTATGCTACCGATGTTCTTCAGCAGAAGGCACTTGAGATGATCCAGCAACGTAAGTCCGAAATGGCACAACAGCTATTTTTCTCACAACCAGAACAAGAAGTAGAACAACCCGAGGAGGAATCTGAAGAATGATGAAACTCATCACAGAAAATATCGAAGAGATTCAGGTCCTGACTGAAGAGTCTGAATCTGGTAGGAAGTCTCACTTCATTGAAGGTGTATTTCTCCAGGGAAATATTAAAAACAGAAATAATAGATATTACGACGCGGATATTCTAGATCGCGAAGTTGCTAAATATAATGAGAGTTTTACCGACAAAGGTAGAGCTCTTGGGGAACTCGGTCATCCCGATGGACCCATTATCAACCTTGACAGAGTTTCGCACAAGATTGTTTCTCTCAAAAGAGAAGGAAACAATTTCATTGGTAAGGCGAAACTACTTGAAACCCCTATGGGTAAAATTGCTAAGAACCTTCTAGATGAAGGTGTCAAACTTGGCGTTTCATCCAGAGGACTAGGTTCCATCACTGTAAAGGATGGTGTTAATTATGTTGGTGAGGACTTTATGTTGGCAACTGCTGCTGACATCGTAGCGGATCCTTCTGCACCTGACGCATTTGTCGAAGGTATTATGGAAGGTAAAGAGTGGGTATGGGAAAGTGGCGTTTTGAGAGAAGTCGAACTAGAAAAAATTAAAGAAGCAATCGATCATTCTGCTGTTTCTCAGCTTCAAGAAAGAAAGATTGCCGCGTTTTCTCAGTTCTTGAGATCCCTCTAAAACATTAACTATATAAATAATTACAAGAAATTCCGTAAATCAAGACAGGAGACCGTTCAAATGTCAGAACATGTTGAAAATAAAGAACTTGAGGTAGAGACCTCACTGGAGGAAAACGTAGTCACCAAGGGTGCTAAACCTGCAGAGAGATCTGACCTCAAGAACGAGGCAGAAGACATCGGTGGTCCAGACGTTAAGACTGCAAAGCCTGACGATAAGGAATCCATCGGTAAAAAAGTTGCTGCAAAAATGAAGAAAGCGGCAGCACCTTCTACCAAGCCCTCAGACGCTTCTGGTAAGGTTGCTGAAGAAACAACCGAAGTAGAAGGAGAGACCCTTGCAGAAGAAGAAACTTCCGTTCCCGAGTCTTCTTTCGACGAGGATCTTGACGCTCTTGTATCTGGTTCAGAACTTACAGAAGAATTCAGAGACAAAGCGAAACTAATCTTTGAAGCAGCAGTTGCTGAGAAGGTTAACGCTGAGGTTGCAACTATCTCCGAAGCATATGAAAAAGCATATGAGGAGTCTGTTGCAGAACTCAAAACAGAATTGTCCGAGCAAATTGATTCGTACCTAACTTTCGTTGCACAAAAGTGGGTCGAAGAGAATGCTCTCGCGATTGACAACGGCATTAAGGCTGAGATCGCTGAGAACGTTATGCGCGGACTCCAGAATCTCTTCATTGAGAACAACCTAGATGTT